TCAACGAAAAGTTCGGATTCTTCGGCGGTGTCAGCAACACTTTCCTGAAATTGCTTCCGACGATTCCGTTGGACCTAGCAGCGGAATTGGCGGCGTTCGTGTGCCCGCTTGTGTCATGCGTCCGGTGGAGAACTCGAGCATCGGCCCAGAAAGCGAAAGAACGTTCCTCCCAGTAACTGAGTCTTACGCATCTAGAGCGCTCGCGCTGCCATTTTTCAATTGGATTCAGGAAGCTGAAATATCGGAAGTTTGCCAAAATCTGGTGTGAGTTGATTCGTCGCGAATGGTAACTCAAAGTCTGCATCCTTCAGCGACGAATCGTAAACTCTACGCTTGAACTTAAAATGACGTCAAACTGTGAGCTGAAATCGGAACACCACAAGTTGGGCTACATATCTGCAGAAAATTCCAAGAATCATTGGAGAGGAGTCACAGCGGCTAAACAGGTTCCTGTGCTTCCTGCCTCTTGCGTTTCTAAAACAACGTATTAGTGTCTCTATGGCATTTCCCAAATGAAAAAATCGAAACGCCGACGCAAACATTCGGATTCCGAAGTCGCGGCCAGCTCTATGCTTTGGTCAACATTCGACGGGGGGAGAACTGACAAGACTGGCGGCCGCGGGTTGTTCCGCAATCTAATACTCGAGAATTTCGTCAACTTCAGTGCCGCCGGTAGCCTCACTTATCGCGAGATTATTGAGCAGGTAGCCTGTCGATGTTCGACGCCGATACCGATTGAATATTTGATCGAAACGCTTAACGACTCGAAGCCGACTAAAGTCCCTGTTGTGTTCGGCAACCCTGGCAATTTTTTCGACCGAATTGCTGAAATGTATGAAGCTGTTTGGTGGATCTCCGCGAACGGCCTGAATATCCAAGACACTCGCAAACTTGAATCGATGTGTTCACCTTTCGATGAACTCGCCGGCGGAATGATCGTAAAAGTAAAGAAAAAATCAAACAGCTTGGACCGATGGCTTCCAAAAAATGTGTTTATGGAACTGGCTGTCCGCCTCGATCAGAACGGATTTAAGTTGTTAGACAATTTGGAACCCCGGTGCAGGAGAGACCTGGCTCTTTACAATCAACAACATCAGCGAAATACCATCCAAACGTTCGTCGCAGCGTTACTTTCAGAATTACCTTGGCTACGACGCGGGGTTAAACTCCGTTTTTACCGAGCCAAATCGAGGTTTTTGGGCACTCGATAAAGCCCGTTGTCCCTAATAAATGCTGGGGCAACTTTTTTCGTTCTTTCTAAATCCCTGCCAACATTACATTTAAGTTGTCCTGGGTCTCGTTCTCTTCGGGTCGTAACCTTTTTTAGGCCCTCCTGAGTTGCGATGATCACTTCGCACTATCACGAGGGGGAAACCATGAACGAAGGTCGATCCAACAGTCTTTCAGTCATATACAAGAAACTTGATGAGCTGATTTCTAGCCCGTGCAATGGCCGGACCCACTCAAAAGGCCAGATCCGCCAGATCTCAAGGAGCATCGAGACGTTCGGTTTTTTGAGCCCAATTCTTACTGACAGCCAGGACGTCATCATCGCCGGGCACGGCCGTGCTGCGGCGGCCCGAGCGTTGGGGATGTCGTCAGTGCCTACGGTTCCGATCGAACATTTATCACCCGACCAAATACGCGCATTCATGATTGCCGACAACCGAATCGCACAGAATGCCGGATGGGACGAGTCAATTCTTGCGATCGAATTTCAACACTTACTCTCTCTCGACACTACGTTTGATATCACTACGACTGGGTTCGAAATCCCCGAAATCGACCTAATCATTGAGGGCACGGACCTCAAGGTCGACGCAGAAGACACATTTGAAAGTCCTAGAGAATCATCCGTGTCTAGCTTGGGCGATCTTTGGCTTCTTGGGAAACACAGAATCTTCTGCGGCAGTGCGCTTGAGCGGGCTAGTTTCGTAAACGTTATGGCCAATCGGAAGGCAAACCTGGCTTTTCTCGACCCTCCCTACAACATCCGAATCGATGGAAACGTATCTGGCAAGGGAGCGATTCGCCACGGCGATTTCGCAATGGCCTCCGGCGAAATGACAACACAGCAGTTCACGGACTTTCTGACGAACTCGCTACAAAGCGCGGCCGCATTTAGCGTCGATGGATCGATCCATTTCGTATGCATGGATTGGCGACACCTTGGTGAGGTACTAGCCGCTGGTGAAAGGGCCTACGACTCGCTCCTTAATCTCTGCGTTTGGGCAAAAGACAAAGGCGGGCAAGGTTCTTTTTACCGATCAGCTCACGAGTTCGTGTTCGTTTATCGCAATGGGAAGCATCGTCATCGGAATAACATTCAACTGGGTCAATTCGGGCGTTACCGAACTAACGTTTGGAACTACCCAGGCGTAAGTACACTCTGTCGACAAGGCCATGAAGGCAACGTCCTTGCGTTTCATCCAACAGTCAAGCCCATCGCGATGGTTGCAGATGCGATGCTGGACTGTTCGGCTCGCGGAGATGTGGTCCTCGATTCGTTTCTCGGTTCTGGCACAACTCTGATCGCTGCTGAACGCGTGGGTCGGGTATGTTTTGGAATTGAGCTCAATCCCCTCTACGTCGATGTTGCCATCCGGCGGTGGCAGCAACATACAGGCAACGATGCCATACATTCCGGGTCTGGAAAAACGTTCCGTGAAAGTGCTCCTGTCGCGGAGGACAACAATGCCTAACTCCGACAATGGCAAAATCAGCCACGATAACCTTACAGAGCCAGCGACTCAGCCGGTTGATGCATCGATAGAGCACCCTCAACTCCACTCGGAAAGCTTAAACACGAAGCTGGATGCCAGTCCGATATTGGGGAGCGAGCCACAAAAGAAAATCGCGGCTGAGAAAAATGACATGAAATATGTGGTCGGCTACGGAAAGCCTCCGAAAGGTACGCAATTTAAACCTGGCCAGTCGGGCAATCCTAAAGGACGACCTCACAAAACTAGGACTTTCAAAGAAGATGTCGAAGCCATCATGCGCTCCAAGATCCCGGTGATAGAGGATGGAAAGTCCCGAAAGATCACCAAGAGCCGAGCTATCGCCGTGCAACACGTTCTCAGGGCGATACAAGGACACCTCGGGTCCGCTAAATTCGTCGTACAGAGTCTCCAGTCCGATCCGGTTGAACAACGAGACAACTTACAACCTCTCTTGGAGGAATTTCAGGAACGATATCGAGGACTAAGCAATCCGTCCTCAAAGGACCAAATCTTGGTCGATCCGGCCGTTGGTCGGTCAACCGACGAAACGGACGGAAATTCGTAATGCGTACTTTTAACTTCGGACCTCGAGCCGAACGCTTCGCGATGCGCCCACCAAAGGAAGATCGGTCGATCAACATCCTTGAAGGAGCTGTCCGTAGCGGTAAAACGTGGTGCCTTCACCCTAAAACGCTCTACTGTTGCCGCTATGACGTGGGGGGGCTGAGAATTATTACGGGAGTTTCAAAGCAGAGTATCCACAATAACGTTCTCCGCGATATGTTTGAGATCGTTGGATCACGCAACTACAGCTATAACCGAACGACCGGACAGCTCAAATTGTTCGACTCCGAATGGCTGATCGTTGGTGCGAAAGATGAAGCTTCAGAGAAATACATTCGCGGTTTGACTGTAGGTGTCGCCATCTGCGATGAGGTTAGTCTCATGCCGCAGAGTTTTTTCCAGATGCTGCTCAGTCGTATGTCCCCCCGCGGCGCTCGGCTCTACGGCACAACGAATCCCGACAGCCCCTACCATTGGCTCAAGGCGGAATACCTAGATAATCCAGAACTGCGATCCAAGCAAATCCTGTGGTCCGATCACTTTGCAATGGCGGACAATCCTAATCTGACGGCCGAGTTCGTGGAGTCGCAGAAGCGACTCTACACCGGATTATTTTACAAGAGGTTCATCGAGGGCCTTTGGGTTATGGCTGAGGGCGCAATCTATAAAGATTCTTGGTCCGAGGAACTTCTCTACGATCTAAAAGATGAACCCATCGGACTTCGGGCCGAAGGGGGACATCAACAGCGGATCGTCGCCGTTGACTATGGAACCACCAATCCAATGGTGTTTTTGGACATCTATGACGACGGAAAACTCTTCTGGGTAACGCGCGAATACTACTGGGATTCAGTTGCCGAAATGCGCCAGAAGACCGATGCGGAATACGGGGATGATCTCGCGAGATTCATCGGCCCTCAAAACAACGCAAAGGTTATTATCGACCCCTCCGCCGCGTCTTTCAAAGCGGAGATGATCAAGCGAGGGATCTGGCATGCCGATGCTGAAGACGACGTAAATGAAGGAATCCGCGTCTCATCTATGATTTTGAACCAAAGGCTAGTCCGGTTCTGTCGCCAGACTACCGTAAAGACGGTTCAGGAAATGCAGACCTACGCTTGGGATACGAAGGCGGTGCAGCACGGAGAGGAAAAACCGTTGAAACATCACGATCACGGCCCCGACGCGTTCCGCTATTTTGCCAAAACCGTAGTTCCGTATTGGAGATTGGGACTAAGTTAGCGGCCGAAATGATTGAGTCCAGTGTCCAGCATTTTTTTCCCGCCTCGTTAAGCATATTCCAACCAATTCGTCCGTTTGGCATTTCTGTTTGCCCGTGCAACCTGATGTAGTCTCTCTGGCCAATCGCACCCCATCGCCCTGATCTCGCGCTGCTAGCACTTGACTCTTGGCGGCGTAAGAGCGGAACTGTGTCGATATGAAGAACAGGGCGGCCAATTTGATTGCGGCACTGAGCAGGATGACCCGAATTCAACTCCTCGATCGTTGGCGAGAACTATATGACAAACCAGCACCAGCAGGGATGCGTCGAGAATTGATAATTCCCTTTCTGGCCTATCGACTTCAGGAAAATTCCGAGGGAGGACTAAGTTCTGGCGCAAAAGTGATGCTGAAGGCAGCGCAGCGGCATTTAGGTTGCGCATCGCGTTTAAGTGATCGCAATCCACGTCCGCCGATGAAACCGGGCACCCGCGTCCTTCGACATTGGAAAGGAGCTGTTCATGAAGTCGATGTCATGGAAAACGGTTACCGATACGCAGGCAACGAATACCGTAGCCTTTCCGAAATTGCGCGGAAAATCACAGGTACGCGTTGGTCCGGGCCTGCCTTCTTTGGCCTGAAACGAACGAAGGCCAAACCAGAGCAAAACCATGACTAACCAAATCATCCGGTGCGCGATCTACACCCGCAAATCCTCGGAGGAGGGTCTCGAGCAATCGTTTAATTCCTTAGCCGCCCAACGTGAGGCTTGCCAAGCCTACATTCTCAGTCAAAAACATGAAGGTTGGGCGGCAATAAGGGACGTTTACGACGACGGAGGCATCTCGGGCGGAACGATGGATCGGCCCGCCTTGAAGCGGCTTCTAAGCGACATCCAGGAAGGAAAGATCAACACCGTCGTGGTCTACAAGGTTGATCGTCTCACCAGATCATTGACGGACTTTGCAAAGATTGTCGAAATATTCGATTCCAAGTCCGTGAGTTTCGTATCGGTGACGCAGCAATTCAACACCACGAGTTCAATGGGGCGACTCACGCTTAACGTACTTCTATCGTTTGCCCAATTCGAGCGCGAGGTCACGGGCGAGAGAATTCGGGACAAAATCGCAGCTTCAAAAAAGAAGGGCATCTGGATGGGAGGGATGGTTCCTCTCGGTTACGACTGTATGAACCGACAGCTCGTCGTTAATCAATCGGAAGCCAATACCGTGCGCGAAATTTTCCGGCAGTATGTCAGGTTGGGCTGTCTCACCAAACTCAAGCAGTATCTCGAACACAACCGCACACTTAGCAAAATCCGAACTAGCAACGCGGGACGGAAGTATGGTGGCGCGACTTATTCGCGCGGAGCACTACACCATCTGTTATGTAACCGGATTTATCTCGGAGAAATCGTCCATCGCGAAGAGCACTTTCCGGGTCAACACGAAGCGATCGTTCCAAGGCAGCTTTGGGATCGAGTCGCGTCTCGCCGTAAGCAAAACAATCAAGCTCATCGTTCTGCCGGCGTTAGATCGCCTTCAAGTCCACTGAGCGGGCTAGTTTTCGATTCTAGCGGCGTTCGCTTCACGCCAACACAATCACGCAAGAATGGAACGCGATATCGCTACTACACTTCGCAGGCGGTCATTCAACCGAATGGTAAGAAACCACAAATCGCTCGTTTTCCTGCCCAAGAATTGGAGAATCTTGTAGCGAAGCAAATTTGTGAACTTCTTCGGTCACCTGCCAAATTGATCGCCGAAATAAAAGACGGCGCGGTTCGCGATCTAGTCGAAACCCAAATTGCGAAACTGGCAAAGGCGTGGCCACAGCTCGAACATTCGAAGGTCGAGCGAGTCGTCCGGAACGTTGTCTCCCGCGTAACAATCGGCCATTCCAAAGTTTGGATTGACGTTCGTAAAGCAAGCCTACTCTCGCACCTCATTAGCCCGGGGCCCGGATGTATCGATGTAGCGTTCCATGGAAAGCCCGATTTGCAGCTGCAGTGTGATTTCGAGGTCTTGCGGCGAAGCGGAGCCATTTACATCGTCCCTCCTAAC